ACTCAACTTGCATTAACTCAGACTTGGCCGCGGCCTCGTCAATTGCTGTGTAGTTAGCCAGCGAATCGCTACCCAGCATTCGAGTGGCAAAGACTCGGGCGGCTCTAATCGTTGACCAGCGGTTGTAAGCCTCAGGTGATTCATCCCAAGACAGCAACCAGATCACATCTGCATTGATTGGTGCATCAGTCGAGGCAATCTTGAAGGTGCGATTCAACTTGTCGTAGACCTTGTTCCCGCGAAGAACGAAACGACCGTTGTACTTGTACGGATTAACAAGCCAGGTCATTGCTGACTCTGGGACCACGATCTCCCCACTAACCGTGTCAATGTCAAAGGGGTATTGGTATTCGGTGTTCCAAGACCACCCACGGGTCTGGCCATCTTTGTGAAATTCGAGCAGCGTTTGCTGAGCAATACGCGCATCTTGGATCTGCTCATCCTCCAAAGAGTCCACCGGCTGCTCGCCGATATTCATGAGCAATGTGTTGACGGCAGCCAAGAGGGTGGTGCGCCCTGGTGTTTTTTGTTCGGCGACACCCATGTCTGGTCATCACAAGTGATGAGTACATGGTATTAGAGGTCAAAAAAAAGGGCCAGACCTATGCGGCCTGACCCTCTCGCTCCCCCTCAGGGTATAGCGCCGTTATGCCGCGACAGAAATGTCAACAGCACATTCAGAACGCAACACGCCCATACCGATGGATTGGCGAGCAACCATCAATGTGGACTGGTGAGAAACGTTCCAGTCACCACCAGTTACCTGCAGTGCAGGTGACAGCAGTGTCAGAACACCACAGCAATCGCGGTGGAATACAAGGCCTTTGCACTTGCTGAGGTTTTGGGCGTACTCAGCGTTGTTGTCACCAGCAACCAGGCTGTAGTCCGGCTGGGTTACATGGTTGCTTGAGTACAGAGGAATGCCCGCAACTTCCAGTGTTCTGCCAGCAGCAATAGTGCCGTTAGATCCACCGCCACCATTGAAGTCGGTGTTAATAGCACGCGACGACATCGTGATTGCGTAATAATCTTCAGGGCCAAATACGGCATAAAGATTGTCAGTTGGAACGTCCTTACGTTCCATGGCAATGCGTGCATCAAAGATGGCATTTACCAAAGCATCACCCTTCTCTTGTCGAGTAGAGCTGGCACCGGTGTAGTCAGTACCAAGTGTGACGGTAGCGCCGATACGACCAGCGTTCTCGGTCTTTGCGAGAGGCTCAGTCGTGTCAGTTGCAGCCGCATAAATGATACGGGCTACGCGCTTGTCGTACTCATAGGCAAGAGCACGCCCCAATTCACGGGTGATCTCCTGGCGTGCTGGCCAGTAGGCCATAAGCTCATCGACCTCTGCAATCGCAGCGTCGGCAATCATCAAACTGTCGAGCGTCAAGATGCGCTCGTTCAGATCAGAAGGATCGTTGGTTGAACCATTGATCTCAGTTCCAGGCTGATGGTATGCAGCCTGCTGCTTGCCTGTGATTGGGAAGGCAATAGATTTGCCTCCTCGGATGTTCCTTTCCTTAGTTTTTCCTTTGAAGACGCAATACTCTTCAAAAGCAGAAAGAACTTCAGCACTGCCTAACTTGAGGAACAGTGCTTTGTAGCCATCCTGTTGATTAGCACCAGCGGCCCAAGCGCCACCGGTGCCCTTAATTTGACCTACTCGTTTGAGATCAGCGTCAGCCATGAGTTTGAAAGTTGTGTTTTGCGTAGGGTTCGCAGCCTTTCAATCATCACGGTTGTCCCCGCAGGGGCCGATCAGTTGCAGTGGTGCAGAGTATCCCTGCCCCAAAGTTAGAACACATCGCTGTTATTGAGTAGCTCCGCAAACTTGCGCTGATACTCAGTGTCAACTTCATACAACTTTCGGCCGCGTGAATCACGCTTGTTCATCGCTTCCATTACTTCTGACCTGCTGTTGAATTTGCGAGGTTCAGCGACAGGAGCCTGGCCACGAATTAAACGCGGCTCAGTTGCTTGACCGCCAGCGGACTTGGATTGCAACGCTTTCAAAGCCCAGCGGATTGCATCTTTGTTGCCGCTATCGACAACAGCGTTGTAATCAGCCAGCTCACCTTGTTCCAAGTTCTCTTTTGCCCAGCTACTCAACCCGGCAAATGCTTCGGCGCCACCAACTGATTCCATGAGTTGTGCCTCGTCAGCACCAGACAAACCAGCAGGCTCACCACCAGCAGGCGCCTGCGCACGCGACACATAGTTTTCAACAACAGCTTTCGGCACGCCAATCGCTTTGGCCAAGCCCTCGTAGTGAGCACTGATGTCTTGACCGTTATCGGCCTTCCACATCAGATCAGCCAGGTTCATACCTGCGCCGTTTACGGCTTCAGTGATTTCCTCGCCGTAGAACTCAGCAGCCTGCTCAGCCGTATAAGCCTGCGCTTGCTCTTGCTGCTGCTGCTGGGGCTCGTTGCTGCCCTGGCCCATTCGTTTCTCAAGTTCCTGGTAAGCCTGCAGAAGGTCTTGCTCAGTTTTGAACTTGCCGCCAATTAGTTGCTCAGCGGACTCCTCGGCTGGTGCTTCTTGACCAAGAAATTCGTTTACTAGATCTTCCTGGCCAGGGGCGACTAATCCCTCAGCGCCCTCAAATTGAGGATCAGTGACGACCGGTACGGCCGCTTGTGGTGCTAAATCAGCCATTTGGTTGTTGCTCTTGTGGTGTGTTCATTTCTTGCGCGGTCTGTGCAGCCGACGCAAGCTTTTCAGGATTGGCCATCATCTGCTGTTGCATTGCGGCTTCCTGAGCCTGCTGCATTTCTGCAGCAAGCTGTTGTTCAGATTTGACAAGTCCAATTGGCGAAATTCCCATACTTGAACTCAACCTCTTAATTAGCTCAGGGTTGTTGACGTACTTAGCCATCCCCTCAGGGCCAAGGGCTTGCTGCAAGATCTGAATAAACCTTGCTGTCTTCTCAAGATCATTGCCGCGGCCGACTCCTGATAATCCAACACTCACCATCGGCTTGACTAAATCTTTTGGCAAGCGCGGCATACCGCCCTGACGCATATACAACTCAAGCTTTCTTCTGATGTAAGGAGCCTGGAATTCAACAGTCAAAATTGCGTAGACATTTCCGAGGGATGTCTCCGTCTGCAGTGCCTGAATACGAACTTCTTCCGCTGTAACCCTTTCTGCATCACGCATCTCAGCCAACATAAATGACGCAGCTAAGCGCTGTTCGATCCTTTGTAGCGCCGTAAATGCAACGTTAATATCTGAACCCTTGTCAGTTCTCACCGTATAGACGTCATCTGGATTTCCTGGCAGGTACGAACCGTTCGGGCTTTCAGCCAGACCTTTTGCATTCGTGACACCTGATGGCTTCACAAGGTGCTTCACTTGTGCACTGACGAGAGCACATTCAGTCACTGCCTGCGACAAAGCTTCAGCAGTTTGAAGATCAGCGATACACGCTGACTCGATATATCCAGGGCCGTAGCTGCTCGAATCAATCCGATTCATGCGAAGCGGCAACCATGGCGAGATCTCTTTAGAAGCCGTGCCACGCGTGCCTTCAACCTCTTTGTTATTGATCTCTTGCCACCACTCGACCTGATCGCTTGTCCACTTGACGCATGTATAAACATCAACGGTCATGCGCTTCCCATCGGCCGTCAGAGGCTCCTGGGTGTCCATCACATCTGAATACTCGTCGTCCTTATCAAGCTCATCCCGAATGCTGGCCGGCAGCTGATCGATGGCCATTGTTTCCATCGTCACCGCAACTAACGGCTCGCCAACGGGATCTCGCAGCAAGACATAGCGATTTAAGTGATAACAACGCAGGCCGTCATCGCCGACATACATCAGTACGTTGCCGGATACGACCAAGTGCATGATCGCCTCATGCACCACCACGCGGTCATTGCTGGTCTCGATGCTGCGAAGAATTGACAGCTCAAGCTTGTTCAGCGTTAGCTCGATCTCTGACTTAGCTGAAGCAATCTCCTCGGGCGTTGCGCCTGCATCAGCCATAGCGGCCTCTTGCTTCTCCATCTCCACCGGATCAAGCGTGAACCGGAAAAATGCTTCTGTCGGCGGAAGAATCGCCATGAGCATCTTTGCGCTCAAGTTGTTCGTACCGCGCTGCCCAATCCCGTTCCACGGCAACGTATAAGCGTCCGTGTTGTCCATCGTCTGCTGATTTGATCGCGGGATCAAATAAGGAACGGTCAAACTTGCAGAACGACGCCCCCGATCAAGCCAATAGTTCCGCTCGGTCTGCAGGCTTTCGTAGATGGACTGAGCAGTTTTCATGACTAAATACTGAGGTTGGAACCTGAGCCGGCTGAACGGCCTGTTGAACCGATCGCAAGCGAAGACATCGTTGTTGCAGCCCCGCGACCTTTTTTGCCGCGCCTGGACTGAACAGCGGTTTTACCTTGCTTGCCTTGCCTTCCCGATAAAACGCTTAGCGAAGACGAAACCGCTTGGCCTGTCGCCCTAACTCTTTTGCCTGTTTCAACAGCCTCAGCTCTTAAAACTTGTGCCCGACCGGTCGCTGCATTAGCGGCGTTAGTCGCCGCCATCGCAGCTGCAGTGGATTGATCCCTTGCAGCACGCATCCCTGCAATTCTTTGATCGTGCTGCGCCGTCAACGCCTCGGCTTGCGAATTAGCGGCAGCAAGCGACTCAGCCGCCAACGCCTCTAACTCATCTCGCTCTCCCTTTTGCTGTCTGCCAAGTCTTCTGTATTGACGAGCAATAGCGTCTGACTCGTCTTGAAGATCATCCGTATAAGCGTTGCGAGCTTTTTTCTGCGCTTTCTTCAGCGCAGGCGCATACGCAGGATTTTTATGGGAGTAGGTCGATTCGTTGGTGTCGTCGTAACCCGACACCATCTGTGGAACGTCAATGCTTCCGCTGTACTTCCACTTAGATCCAGTCCACCGTGCAGTAAGTGCCATGACTAAAGACCAATGTTGAGGCCACTGCCGGGGGATGCAGCGGCGCCACCGGTGTTGATCTTCAGCGTGCTGTCAGTCGTTTTCTTCTTCTTGGTTGACGTGGTGGTTTGTGCCGCCACCGGCTCAGTTTCAGTCACCGTGACGCCATAAGCGCCAACTGGAGTGAATGAGTTTCCTGCCTTTACGGCCTCTTCTGTTGCTGCTAGGACATCAGATTCAGCCGCTTGCTGCTCGGCTACAGCAGCTGCAGCTGCAGATTCAGCCGCACCTGTTTCGCCTTGAGCTGCTGCAATCTCAGCGTCTAGCTGCGCCTGAATGCTGGCTGTCTGTTCGTTAGCAGCAGCAATCTGTTCGTTCAATGTATCGGCCAATGCAGCGTTTGTTTCTTCGACTTGTGTGCGATATGTATTAAGGCTCTCCTCTTGTCGCCTTATGTCTTCATCAGATGGGCCTTGATAGACAATCTGAGGAGCTTGTGGAGATGGTGTACTTCCGAAACACATGGTTCAAGTGATGTTGAGGTTGTAACCAGTGCCAGCACTGGATGTAGTTGGCGAAGTGGCCCTTGGAATCCGAAGGGCGTTTTTGCCTTTCTTTTCCGGCTTGTAGACCTCGCCCTCGGCAGCTGCCTCTTTGACAGCTCTGTTGGCATCGCCGACAACAACTGCTTGCGCAGCCGCCTCTGGAGGGGGAGTGCCAATCAGGTTTGAAAGCCTGACGGCCTCAGCTTCAACAGATGCAGCTTCTTCTGCTCTTGTTGTCTTCAGCTCTTTTAGATCTGACAACAGCGAGGTTTGATCGCGCAATGTGCTGTCAAGCGTGGCTTGCAGATTGTTCTGCGCACCCTCTTGCTGAAGCAGAATCAATTCCTTTGCATCCTGAAACTGCCGGTCGTATGCACCGGTGTCAGGCATCGTGATTACAGCCGGCGAACCGCCGCCGCCGCCACCCATGCACATTTCAGAGACCCTCCAGGTTTTGTTGCTGTTGCTCTTCAAGTTTGAGAGCCAGCCAACGGACAACATCAGCTCGACCAGCGGCAAACCAGACCTCTTTCTCCGACATTGAAATGTCAGGTGACTGATCAGGAAACTTGGTTCCCAATGCAGCAATCAGACGTTCGTCAATCGGAGGGAAATAGTCCATGCGTAAGGTGAACTTCTCCTAGGTTACCGGTGGTTCCCACAGGTGAGGAGTACCTAGGGAATGATCAAATTCATCACGACGCAAGATGCGTGCACATCTGGCCTGCGTAATTGCATAGCTCTCATCAAAGCCAGCCTTTAAATACTGGCCCAAAACGCAAGCCCACAACTCTTTTTCGGTTGTTGACGACAGCCACTCTTTGCTTTTAAAAAGCTTGTTTTTGTCGCCAATTCCAGGACAACCTGGGTAGTTATCGCTGGTATCACCGACCAATGTTTGCTTATAGAAAGCAACATCAGCGTCCCAGCGGCTGACTTCAATCAGCTCACCATCACGCCAGTGCTTGCCTGGCAGCGTGAGCATGTCCTTATCGCCAGAAACAATCACGTCATCTGGCTCAGCAATAATTCCTAAGACGTCATCGCCCTCGACGTTTTTAAAACCGCCTGTCAGCCAGCCGCGAGATTTGGCTACTTCGCTCAGACTCTTAAGGAACGCGCCATAACCAGGAGGTCGTCGGCGGTCCTTTCGATTCGCCTTGTAGGCCGGCCAGATGTCATAGCGATAGTTTCGTCTATCTCCACGAACGAGGAACAAGTCAAAGCCCTCGAACTCATTAAGCAAGTCTTGGGCGTGATCGATGAACGAAACCAGCGCATCTTGGTGGCGACAAACAACAGTCCAATCGCCGTCGCCCCAGTCGAGGTCAACAAGAG